ACCATAAAATGTAAAAGAGTTATCTAAATTAAAAGCTGCTGATAATTGGTCATCGCCTGCATTTAGATTTGTAGTTCCTGTTTGAGTTGTAAGGTCAATCAAAGCTTGATTGCCTTCATAAATATATGCAGAGCTAATGAATGTGCTAAAACACAGTAAACTACTGGCTATAAAATTCTTTAGCACAAGTACGTCCTGATTTCTTTTTACCCTCTGAGTTTCGTTGTGTTTTGCAATGTGCAATATATTTATCTTTTAGTTCTTGATAGTCTGGTCTATCGTGTTTATTTTCTTTCCAAGCTTGTGCAGCTTCTTTACCTATTTTACCTTGATAAGGACAGGGAGTTCCTGCCATTTCCATAGCACTAAATACTCTAGGGTCTTGACATAATATAGACACAGAAGCTACTTTCATTCCGGTATCATAAAGATATTTAGAAAGTTTTAGACGCTCACAGTTTTCGTCACGTACTGCCTTACCACCAGATAATCCAAATACCTGCCCTTGAAAAGCCCCTGAAACTCCTGTTGTGCATAGGTCCTGTGAATAAGACATGATACTAGGAGCAATAGCAGAAGCCGGGGGAGCTTTAGTTTTAACATTTTGGTTTATAGTTTGGGTAGAATTTGATTCGTTAATATTTCTGTTAGTATTATCAGATACGGTATTGTTGTTATTGGTATTATTATTCGTGTTATCAGTCGTGACATTTGATTCGGAAGTAGATTGATTTATATTTGTGTTATTGTTTGTATTTGTAGCAACTGATGTATTGTTATTTGTATTAGTATTATTACTTGTACTAGTTGTAGTATTATTAACATTTTGAGTTACACTTGAGTTTACTGTACTTGTAGAAGTATTAGTATTGACGTTAGTGTTTTGATTAGTAGCAGTCGATGTATTTGTATTTACATTGGTGTTGTTATTAGTATTTGTACTAGTATTAGTATTAGTATTTGTATTATTGTTTGTATTAGTATTAGTATTCGTATTGGTATTAGTAGACGTATTAGTGTTGGTATTAGTGTTGGTATTAGTATTCGTATTGGTATTAGTGTTTGTGTTAGTATTTGTAGTAGTTGTAGTGTTCGTAGTTTCTAAACTATTCTGCTCACAGTATTGTGAACCTGCATCACAATCGCCTGTTTGATCTGAATAACTAATACTTGAAAATAGTAAAATTAGTGTGCCTAATAATTTTTTCATACCTCTCCATTTTTAAAATGCAATTTTCCTGTGAAGCTAACAATAGCGTTCTTTAATTACTTCTTAGTTTTTTGTATTGTTAGAAAAAGTAATAGTATCCCGAAACTATTACGTATGCCCAACAAATTATACATACAACGCAGACACTACTGGTCACTGCTTTCAGTTTATTTACGCTCCTTTTTATTAAGTTCATTCCATCTTAGGAAGTTCTTTGTTTCTAAATCCCAAAACAATCCTTTATAACAATTATCTTGAGAGTCTTCTTCTTCGTCTGCGAGTCCGTACCAATTCCAACGTCCGTCCTCGATAACGTCTTTTAATTTCTGTTTCATTAATCTGATTTATGTGATGCTCCAAAGTAAAAGCTAATTACTGCCGATGCTAATCCACCTAAGTAACCAAGTACTAAGTTTATTAACGCTTCCGAATTTTGCTCTGGAGGTTGAAGGGTTACTAAAAATATATAACCCATGAATCCGCCAACTACAGATACACCTACTATTCTAGCTGTCCAGTCCTTACTAAAAGTTTGTCTAGCATCTTGACCATCCGCTACTTCTAACTTAAATACATCAACATCTAGTTCTTTCATTTGAAGTTCAAACTCTTGTTCAGCTTTTTTAAGTTCAAGCATTTGTTCTGGCGTAGCTTCTTGTATAGCTTTCTCAATAGCCTTTGGTGTATTAGGTACACCTAGTACATCTGCTATCATATTGGCAGCCATACCGCCCATAGGACCGCCTAGAGCAGTACCTATTGTAGGAGCTACCGCACCTACTAAATTCTTTAACATATCTTTCATTCTTCGTCCTTATATATTTCTGCCATGAGGTCTTCAAACATATCTCTAAAGTTGTCTAAAGTCATGAAGGGCATGTCTTGTTTAATTTGATGTAAGCAGTATTGCCTATAACAAGATTCGAGTTGGTCCTCTAAGTACAATATCATTATAGCATCCTTATTTTAATTTGTCAATAGCTGTAACAAAATCTTCAACTCTTACTGGTGTTTGTTCTTTCCATTTAGATTGACCATCCTTTCCAGAACCTGTTGAGACTTGTCGGATAGCTTCATCATAGTCTTTATTCTTCAAAGCTTTGTAAGCTGAAGGAAACTTATCCATCCATCGTGTGCCTAATTGAAAATTAACCGACCCTAATACTATAATAAACTCTGCATCTTCAATACCTAAATCTTCTATTTGTTGAGCAGCAGCTTCCCATGCCTTTGCAGCATCTTCTTCTAACCATGCAGTGCGTTGTTCTTCTGAAACTCTGTCACCTACTTGATAAACTTGGCGTTCTCTTTCAGTCAACAAGTGCCCTACACCACATGTAGGCTTGCCAAGACTGTCAAGATATACACATTCCTCGTTACCTTCTCTAAGTTCAAGGTGTTCTAAGTAGTCGTTGTATTTCATTTTCTAGACTGTAATAAAAACTTTGCTTGGTCCTCTGTTAAACTTTTACTATCTTTAAAAGTTTTAGATATACCTTTTGATATGTCGCTTAATCCATCCGTAAATCCTTGAATAATATCTCTAAAAGATTCTGTTTCTTCTTTTGATTCTACTTGAGAAGGCTCATTAAAAAGTTCTTGATACTCCTCTTTACTTAATTTAACTTCATCACCTTTTGCAAAACCAAGTCTAGGTGTCTCATAAATAGCTGTATAAGGCTCTCCAGTAAAAGGATTAATTCGTTCTTCTGGTTCTTCTTTAGTGTAAGGTACATCTTCTGATCCTTCAATTAAACCTCCAGTAACTTTTTGAGTTCTTACATTTTCAAAAAATTCTTCAGCTTCAGATTCTTGTAAAGGAGTTCTACCTTTTTCTTCGTCTATTAAAACTGGTAATGAGCTTAAAGTTTTTTCAAGTTCATCTAATCTAATAAATAAATCATATGCTTCATTTTGTAAATTAGGAGTCTCAAGAATTTTTTCTTTCATTGTTTCTGTTAATACTAATGGAGTAAAGAAATAATTATTTGGTAAAAATGAAAACATATCTCTTCTTGAAATTCCACCTTCACTTAATTTTGAAAGAGTCGCAATACCTAATCTATCTGCTGCATGAGATATTGTATGTAATTCTTTATAAGCTTTATAATATTTTTGATTTGTCTTGAGCCAGTTTTGTTCAAATTTGTCAGGTCCAATATCTGAGCTAATAGAAGCATATAATTCTGATCGCAAACTAGACTGTCTTTTTTTAAAATCAGATATTTTAAATTCATAAATATTTTCAATATATTCTTTATTAAAAGGCATACCTCCAAATCCAGTAACCCATTTTATTAAAGCATCTGTTTGATAAATATCTTGATCAAATTCTGTCTTATCTTGTCCTAACTTTGTTCCAAGATATTTTCTTGTATCAGTTAATGTTCCCGGTTCTAAAGTTTCAATTAAATTAGCTACTACAATGAAAAAATTATTAGCATCTCGTCTTCCTAATTCTTGATCATATCGTTGACTGGGATCAAATGGATTAGTTAATATTTTTCCGTCAATAGTTTTACCATTATTTATATATGCAGTTATTGTTTCCTGTGTTAATGCTTCTCCAAAAAACGGAGTAAACACTTCATCTACTAAGTCTAGCCAATATTTTTCTTGTTGTTCTTCAGTTAAATCTTGATTTAATGCTATGTGTAATGCAGTTTGAAAAGGTTTTCTTGGAAAATCAAAAGCATCCCAAGGAGTTACATTGTAAACTATAGGCACACCCTCTTCATTAACTGTGTAAACTACATTATCATTTTGCATCCATTCTGGTAAAAAGGGTTTTAAATCTTCAATTAAATCTTCACCAACCCCATATGCATAGTTTGCTATAGATGTTGCAGCAGCACCTCCTCCAACACCTGCAACACCAAATCCAGTTAATCTATCTAATCCTCTTTTAGCTTTTATTTTACTTGCTTCGGTTGCACCTAATGACTGTAATTTTCTAGCTTCAGATAATTCTGTAAAACCTTGAACGGGAATTCTATATCCTAACCTAACAGACTCAGATAAAAAAGAAAAGAACGTGCCGATAACCGGAACTGCTCGTAGTTCTTTAAAAAATTCTGGAACTAAATCATAATTCGGAAGACCATTACGTGTAAGTCGTCCGGCTTCGTTTTGAAGTGCTTGTTCCGTAGATAATCTAAATTCATCAAATTGTGATCCTTCGGGAAGAGCTTTATTAAACCTTGAAAGATAATTTTTTTCTTGTTTATACATATTTATCTTCCATATATCATCTTCGGCAATATAAACTTCAGTAACTTTCTCATCTAATTCAGGTATTTTTCTAAGAACTGGAATTTTTCGGATATATTCAATAGGTCTATTAAAAATGTTTCTTATAAAATTAGCTTCAGAAGCCTCTCTACTGATATTGTTTAAATCATTAATTACAGCACTTTTATTAAGCACTCCTTGTCCTGCAAATTCTTCAATTAACTTTTGTTCTTCAACATCTGTGCTTCTTTGAAGTTGATTTTTAACACTTGTAAAAGATTCTTTAAAAGTACGAGGATTAATTAAACTTAATCCATTAGCTGCAGTTATTTGAGCACCACCAAAAATATTCTTTAAATGTGTAGTTAGTCTTCTGGTTGTAGCAGATTTTTGTGCTTGACTTTTTAAAAATAACAAACCTCTCCATGTGCCTCCAATAAAACCTTTCTCAGGAATAATACTTGACAATCCTTGCTCATATCTTGTTGTATAATATTGAGCTAATTGAGGAGTTGTATATTTTCCAGATAAATCTCCATAAGGTTGAACTTTCGCATCTTTTATAAAAGGAATTTGTTCAGTAAATCCGGGAACATTATTCTTATCATAAAAATAAATATCTTTCCCATCTTTATAGGCTTGATTATGAAACTTAGTATCCTCTACAAATTGAGATATTTTTCTCATAGATATTAATAATTTATCAGTTGGATTTGTAATCTCTCCAAGATAATTTTTAATAGGTTGTGGAATTTCTTTTTTTGTTTCTAATAAACCTGTCCTAATCTGGCTAAAACTTTCAAAGCCTCTTGCTAAATTTGCAAATTGTCCTTTACCTCCTGCAAGTTTATCCATTTCTGATTGCACAGTAAGTTGTAAATCTGCTTTATTTATATTAGGATTATTTTTTAATATTTCTCTTTTTATAAATCTTCTAGCTTCATTAGTAGCCGACACCGTTGGAGTGTAGTGAGCATCTTCAAATAATTTGTAACTTTCACGAACATAAAATCCAAGTTGATCTCGAATAATTTCTTTATCCGCAATAGGTACATCTTCTATGTCTAATAATAATTTAGATAATTTATCTTGTAACTCTCTAGCTTTTAAAATTGGACCACGAGCTTCTTCCGGAAACCTTTGTAGTTCTTTTAAGAATTGCTCTTGCTGTCTAATAGGAGCTTTGCTTCCTTTAGATGTAATGATTCCGGGAACTCTGTAATCTGTAAATAATATTTTATTAATATCTTCTATAACATCATCTTTATTTCTACCTACTGCTCTATAAATATCTTCAATAGCTTTTTCAAGATTTCTTCCAACATGATCAATAGTTGCATCCCATTTTTCTTTAGTAAATTTGGTATTTAAAAACTTTTCATGTAACTGTTTAGTTCGCCCCCCTCTACTACTAAAAGTTTTACCAAGAGCATTTGCAGTATTGCGTACAATGTTTATAGTACTTAACTTATATCGATCTAATCCAACACCACTTAAAGCATCAATATCCCCCATATCAAGATCAGGTTGATCAACAAGTTGTCGTTTTGCAAGTTCAATGGATTCTTTTCTTGCAGCAATACTTTTTTCTTTTAAATAATTATCTTGTTGTTTGAGTCGTCTAGTTTTATTTATAAAAGCATTTGCATATTCTGGACCTTTTGCTTTAATTGAATCTAAAGTTTTAATTAAACCTTCTTTAATTTGTTCTCTATTTCTAATAGCCCCCTCTGCAAATTGAAATGCTCCTGTTAGCAATAAACCTTCTGCTAATAGCCCTACTCTATTTTGAAGTTCTGTTTTCTCTTGGCTAGACTTGATAGGTTCTAGCATATACTTTTCAAGATTGCTAAGTACACCTACTTGATTGTCATCAATCATATCTCCTAATACATTTGCTAAATTTTCTTCGTATGGATTAAGAGATAATTGAGCAGCAGCTTCTCCTCTAGCAACAATACCGGCTGTAGCAACAGTTTTAGGAGCAACTGTTTTAGCTTTTTGAACTACGTTTAGAGCTTGTAAAGGTTTAGTAATCTTGCCAAGTCCTGCTAGACTAACTGCAAATGCACCAACATCTCTTGTTATTTGTCCTGCAGTTGATTCGGGTTCGGCAATCGTAACAACCTCTTTATCGCCTCTTTGAGTTCTAATCACATTTTCTTTACCAACAATTCCAGAATACAGTTGTTCTAGAAAATCTTCAGTTTTGACAATTTCTTCTTGTGAAGGATCAGTAATGAGTCTAGACAATTCAATGCCTTCACGTACAACTTGAGAAGCTATTCCTGCTCCTGTACGTTTAGCCTCTTTTTTACCTTCTTCTGTTAAGGATTGATATATATTAAAAGGACGTGTTGGTATTACCATAATATTAAATACCTAATGCTGAATCAACAATATCTTGTCCACTTGAATATGTTTTGGCTCGCCATTGTTCTATTGTTCGTCCATCTTGTTCTAGTTTTTGTAGTAATTTTGGACCTTCAATTGGATCGAGTTCTATATTCATAATACTAGTTAAAATTGCTCTATCTGCAACACCTATTGTAAATGATTGTAATTGTGCTCTATAAAAAGCTGCAGTTTTGTCATCTCCTTTTTGGATAGCATTTTCATAGTTTCTTAAAGTTCTATTAAATTTAATAGTAGCCTCATCTCCAATGCCAGATTTTAATGCAATCTCATCTTTTCTGCCTTGTAGGTATTCGTCAGTTTGTATAATGTTTCCATTTTCATCAATTAACGCAGAGTTACCTTTATGTATTTCTTTATAAGCTTGATCATATTGTATGCCAATTCCTTGTATTTTTTTTCTAATTTGATTAATCTCACGATTTACATTACTACTAACTAATTTTCCTTTTAGATCATTTAATGTGTACTTTGTATCACTATCCTCTTTAGTAATCATATCAATAGTATCATTTGCAATAGTATCATTTTTAATGTTTTGATTAATATATAAAATAGCTTCTTGTTGTGTAAAATCAAACTCATTAGGATCACGAGCTAGTTTAATTGCTTCTTCACCATTAAATACATCTCCTTTCAACAGCTTTTCAAAAGAAGCTTGTGTAGCAGTATTTTTAGCAGTTTCTCTTTGCGTTTTAGTTAATTCCTGTTTTCTATCACCAGTGACATAATCCCATGCTTTATGAACTAAACTAACATTCTTTGGAGCAGATATGCGTTCTTGTTCTGAAACATAATAATCTTCAAAGGGTTTAAAGAACTGTTCTTTTGTTAATCTTTTCTTTACATCACCAGTTTTTAATTTTTCGTTATGTAAATTTAACATAGCAGTTTCATATTCAGAAACTTCGGTTTCTCTAAATTTTCGTTGTGATTCCGTATCTAATTTAAAATTTGGATTGACTCGATTAAACTCTGCTTCAGCCTTTAATCTAAAATGATTTGGATTATTCTTGTAAGCTTCATCTTCGGTCATTAATTTATTGTAGGCATTCCACTTTGCAGTTACATTAGACTGTTCAAATGTTTTTTCTCTTTCTAATTCCTTTAATTGTTTTAATACATTAGATTGCATTCTACTTTCTTTTGCATTAAATAATAAACTAGCAAATAATACGTTACGTGCTCTGTTATCACTTTTTCTATTTCCAGTGATATATGCCGATGCAATATCTGCAAAGCTTGAACCGGGTCTTCCTAGTAAACTTTTGTACTCTTCTGCCATATTATTTCTCTCTTGATAATAAACTTTCTTGTGGTTCTTGTTTTACTCTTTCTAATAAACTTGGTGAAAGAGTTGTTTCTTCAATAACTTCCCGTACATCTTCAGGTACAGACTGTGGGCTTACTCTATTTGCTGCTTCTTTTCTTAATCTATCTAACTGATTAATCCCACTTGTTATAGTATTAATTTGATTGTCTGTATCCATTTCTTGTGGACCTTCATCATCACCTGCTTCTAGTTGATATTCGATTTCTGCTTTTTCAGCCAATGCCATGATCATATACATAGTTGGCTCCATTAATAACATCATCATATCAGGACTCCACTTACCTTCTAAAAATCCTGAGTACAAAGTTATTGAAGCTATATCTATTACACCAACTCCATTATCTAATGATAACAACATATTTGTTGTAGTTTCTGGAACGGTTAATGTTTCAAATACATACAACATTGCTTCTTTAGGATTAGCGTATTCAGGAGGTTGCTCCCATCTATAAGGTTGGTCCGGAGAGTTTGTTAAACTTTGTCCGGGAATAGGTCTTCCTCTTTCAAGACTACCTTGAATAAAATTAATTGCTTTTTCTGAAACTGCCATAGTATTGTCCTATATTAACTATACATCCT